GTTCTCTCCCCCAAAGGGCACTAGTTGCGCAGGCTTTGCCGGATGACCTCCCAGATCCGCTGCCACCAGTCGAGATCCCGGCCGGTGTCGTCGAGCATCGCGAGCAGTTGCTGGAGTACGGGCTCCCGGACGCCGGTCCGGGTGACGTCTGGCCGCGCCTGCTCTCGCCGCGACACTCAGCGACGGTCGGCAGTTACGGATGTGAGGCGATCGCGTGGATGGAACGCCGCGCCGGGCGTCCGCTCCGCTGGTGGCAGCGGCTAGTCGTCATCGCGGCGCTGGAGCACGACGAGTTCGGGTCGCTGGTCTGGCCGCTGGTGCTGGTGAGCACGACCCGGCAGGTGGGCAAGTCGACGACGCTGCGCGAACTCATGCTCTGGCGGATGACGGAGGGCTCGGCGCTGCTCGGGAACGAGGCGGAGACGATGCTCCACGTCGCCGGGATTCTGGATCAGGCGCGGGAGGTCTGGAGCCCGGCGGCTCTGTGGGCGGAGCGCCAGCCGAACTGGAAGGTCCGGCGGAGCAACGGCGAGAACGAACTCACGCACGAGCCGAGCGGGTCGCGCTGGCTGCTGCGCGCGGCCGGGTCGGGCGGGTTCGCGTTCACCGTGAGCATGGGCTGCGTTGACGAGGCGTGGAGGGTTCAGCCGCACGTCGTCGAGGACGGCATCGCTCCGGCGCTGATCGAGCCGCAGTCGTCGCAGTTGTGGCTGGTGAGCACGGCGCACCCGGCGGCGACGGAACTGGTCCCGGCGAACCGCGCGCAACTGCTCGCGGAACTGGCGAGCGACGACCCGCACGAGGGTCTGCTGCTGGAGTGGTCGGCGCAGCCGGGTCGTCGCAGCGAGGACGTGTTCGGCTGGCGGGAGGCGTCGCCGATCTGGACCGAGCGCCGCGAGGCGTTCGTGCGCTCGCGGCTGGACAAGTCGACCGACGAGGCATCGTTCCGCTGCCAGTGGCTGAACGTCTGGCCGTCCGTGAGCCGCCGGAAACTGGCGAACGTCGAGACGTGGCAGGCGGCGCTGGACGTCCCGAGCTCTACGCCTCACGGGTCGGTTTGGGGCGCGCTGGAGGTCAGCCGCGACGGCGGTCTGTACGGCGCTTGCCTCGCCTGGAGGGATGCGGCCGGCACGGTCCATTTGCGATCGCGGAGCGGTCCGCGCCTGCTGCCGCTGACGAACTGGCTGCTGCCGCAACTGACGGCGACGGGCGGTCAGGCTCTCGTTTCGGTCGGGCTGCGCGGCCAGGTGAACGCGCAGGCGCTCGGCGTGACGGCGCACGACGTCGGCATGGCCGAACTGGCGGGCGCGGTCGCGAACACGCAGGCGCTGCTCGCTGAGGGACGCCTGCGACATGACGGAGATCCGGCGCTCGCGCGCCAGGTCGACTCGGCGGCGATCGTCGAGACGGATCGAGGTCCGCACCTGAGCGCCGCTCGGTCGGCCGGGACAGTGGAGGTAGTGCGCGCGATGCTCTGGACGATTCAGGCAGCGACAGGTGAGGCGTTCGCCGCGCCCGTGATCCGATGACGACGACCGACCTCGCACGGGTGGAGGAACGCGCTCTACTCGTGCCGGAGAACAGAGGCTCATGGGTTCGGACGTGGCACAACGTGGACAGCAACGGCGGCGGCGACCTGCTGCGGAACACGCCGGACGGCTGGGTTTCTGGGACCGATCCCGGTCGGCTCTGGTGGCGCGGGTCGGACCAGCTCGACGCCTTGCTCGCATCCGGCAGCGGCGGATATCGACGGATCGTCGGTCCTGACGGCATCGTCTACACGCTGCCGGAGGGTGGCCGCAACCCGATGGGGATCGCGGCGGTCGGCCGCGCTACGTCGCTGATCGCCGACACGATCTCGGGTCTGCCGTGGCGCCAGGTGACCGACGATCAGATCAGTGACGCGCCGCGCTGGATCGGCGACCCGCAGATGCTGCGACCCGACGACCGGATCACCAGCGCCAGCGCGGGCGCTAACCCGCTGTCTAACGTGGCGTTCTGGAGCCAGGTCATCATCGCCCAACTGTGGAAAGGGTTCGCGCCGATCTGGACGCCGATCCGCGACGCGGCCGGGCAGATCAAACCGCCGATCTTCCTGCTGAACCCGGACGACGTGACGGTGCGCGCCTACCCGCAGGACGGCAAAGAGGCGGGCGTCTGGCTGGATAACGCGGACGGCGGTCCGGTGCGCCTGGACCGCGACGAGTGCCTGATACTGCCGGGTCAAGGTCCGTACGATGCGAACGGTCTGGCCGAGGGCGTGATCTCCCGGTACGGCCGACTGCTCGGGCTGAGCGAGGTCATCCAGGCGTACACGGTCGGCACCTTCACGGCGGGTGTCCCGGCTGGCTACCTGCGCACGCAGAACCCGAATCTGAGCCAGGAGCAGGCCGACGAACTGCGCGGCGAGTGGGAGAGCCGTCACGGCGGCGGGCAGCGCGGGATCGCGGTCCTGAACTCCGCCGTTGAGTTCCACCCGCTCGCGTTCTCGCCGGTCGACTCCGCGCTGATCGACGCCGGGCATTTCACCCTGGCGCAGATCGCTCTCGCGTTCGGGCTGGAGCCGTACATGCTCGGCGCACCGGCCGACTCCGAGACGTACGCGAACATCGTCGACCGGCAAAGCCATTTCGCGACGTTCTCGCTGCTGCCGTGGACGCGCCGGATCGAGGCGTCCCTGTCGGCGGAGTTCGCGACCGGGACCGATCTCCGCATCGACCTGCGCGGGCTGCTGCGGGCGGACGCGAAAACCCGCTACGAGGGTTACGCGATCGCACTCGACTCCGGCTGGCTCACGGTCGACGAGATCCGCGCGCTGGAGGATCTGGGACCGCTCCCGGCAAAGCCAGCGCCGCCCGCGCCGCCGTCCTGGGAGAGCGTCGGTCTGCCGTCGCTCGTCCAGGCCGGGATCGTCACGCGCGAATGGGCAGCCGCGCAGGTCGGCGCTCCGCCGTCCGCTGTCCCGGTCCGCAAATCCCGCACGTTCGTCGCGCCCGAACTGGCGCCAGAGTCAGGAGGCAGCGATGCCGCAGCATGAAATCCAGATCGAGCGGATCTGTGAGATTCGCACCGAGCAGATCAGCGAGCGAGTCGTCACGGCGCGCATCGTGCCGTACGGCGTCACGTCCTACGAGGTTCCCTCACCTAAGGGTGAGCGGTTCCTGCCGGGCTCGCTGTCTAAGTCGCTCGGCGACTGGGCACGAGCCGCGCGACCGCTGAAACTGTTCCGGTCGCACGACTACCGGGAAGCGGTCGGGCTCGCGTCCGGGTATGAGCCGGACGCGGCAGGCGGTCCAGTCGTCGAGTTTCGCATCCCGCAGACGCCCGGCGGCGACGAGGCGCTGTCGCAGATCGAACTCGGGTTGCTCGACTGTATGTCGGTCGGTTTCCGGGCGGTCCGGGAGCGGCGCGGCCAGGACGGCGCCCGCGAGATCCAGGAGGCGGCGCTGATCGAGGCGAGCCTGACACCGATCGGCGCGTACGCAGGCGCCGACGTGCTCGCCGTGCGCGAGCCGCAGCGCGCGCTCCACCTGCCGGACCTCACGGTTCCGCCGATGCCGAGCATCGACCTGTCGGCGCCGATCTGGCGCTGAGCACTGCGACGGGTCTACCGTCGCAGACGTACTGGGCCGCGACCCGGCCGCATGACGCGCCGCTGGCACTCGATCTCTGAGCCGCCAGCACCCGTCAGGCACCGACGAGAGCACCCGACCCGCCATAGCGCGCGGGATCGACTCTCACTCGGAGCACGTCATGCCGCAGAACGCATATCTGACCGGGCTCGTCGCGGAGCGCGAGGACGTCGCGACCGCGATCGCCGACTACCAGACCCGCGCCGAGACGCGCGGAACCGACCTGTCCGACGCCGAACTCGGCGAGATCCAGGAACTCCAGACCCGCCAGGTCGCGATCGACCAGCGCCTGTCGACGTTCGCCGACGCGCAGCAGTCGAACCGCGCCTACTCCGACCTCATGGGCCGACTCGACACCGGTCGGCAGCGCCAGGAGCAGCGCCAGCTCGACGCCGCCGAGCAGCGCACGCCGGGCCAGCAGTGGACCGAGAGCGATGCGTTCCGGTCCTACCGTGGACACGGCACGTCGTCGGCCGTCGAGGTCGAGACGCGGGCGCCGACGCTGCTCGCCGGGCTCGTCACGACTCCGGCACGGATCACGATCCCGGAGCCGTCCGAGGCGTTCCCTCTGTTCGGTCTGGTCGATATCCAGACGATCAGCGGGAACTCGTTCGACGCGATCGTCGGCACGTTCGTCGACAACTCCGCCGTAGTGGCCGAGGGCGCGCTGAAGCCGGAGAGCACCTACACCGAGACGCTGGTGCCCGGCGTGCTCGACACGATCGCGCACTGGACGCAACTCTCCCGGCAGGCGCTGGAGGACGAGAGCCGCGTCCGGTCAGTGGTCGACGGCAAACTGACCCGAGGCGTTCTGAAGCGCCAGCACGAGTCGATCGCTGCGGCACTCGCCGCTGCGACCCTCCCGGCCGTCTCTGACGGCGGCTCGCTGCTCGCGGGTATCCGCGTCGGGATCGGCACCGTCCAGGAGGCCGGGTTCTCGCCGAACGCGGTCCTGCTGAACCCGGCCGACTGGGCAGAGATCGACGTGGACGTCTACACGCAGACGCCGAACGGTCCGACGATCGGGCAGGCGTTCTGGGGCTTGCGTCCCGTCGCCTACTCCGGCCAGCCGGTCGGGACCGCGACGGTCGGCGCGTTCGACGAGGGCGTAACCCTGTTCCGCCGCTCCGGCGTCAGCGTCTACGTCACCGACTCGCACGCCTCGACGTTCACGAGCAACATTTTTACGCTGCTCGCGGAGGCGCGGAGTAAGGCGCTCGTAACGGTGCCTGCTGCGTTCGCGGAGTGCTCGGCCGGCACGGCGCCTGTCGCTCGCTCGGCGTCTAGCAAGTAGCCGAACCGGTTCCCGGTCCGGCTCCGTTCTCCCCCGTGCGGACAACCGGACCGGGAACCTCCCTCCCTGGGAGATCCCGTGTCTGTTCTGGTCGACGTCGACTCGCTGCGCGCCGTCCTCGACGTGTCGGAGACGAACGTCCCGGACGACGAACTCCAGCAGGTCTGCGACGCCGTGGACGCCGCCGTTCTGCCGCTGCTCACGGGCGGGACGGCGCACGTCGCGGACGCGAACTGTCAGGAGGCAGGGCTCGGGATCGCCGTCCAGGTCTGGCAGGCACGGCAGGCGCCGGGCGGGTCGATGGTCGGCGTCGACCTCAACCCGATAGCGAACCCGCACCTGCTCGGCCCGGCGCTGATCTCTCGGTTCATGGGGCTGCTGTCACCTTGTACGCCGACCGGCGGCGCGGTCATCGCATGACTAACCCGCTGACCGAGGCTCGCGAGGCGATCGCCGCCTCGCTGACAGGGCTCGGCTGGAACGTCTACGCCGGGCCACGTCAGCAGGTCACGACTCCGGCGGCAGTGCTCGTACCGGGCGACCCGTGGAGCGAACCGCTGACGTGGAGCAGGACGACGGTCCGCTGGATCGCCACCCTGACGGCGGGCCAGCTCGACAGTGCCGAAAGCGCATACGAGCGCCTGGAGCAGATGCTCTGGGACGCCGTGGCGAAACTCCGCGCGGACGGTTACGCCGTCGACACCGTGCGCGCTCCACGAACGCAGAGGTTCGGCCAGGCCGACCTCGCGGCGATCGACGTCGCCGTGCGCGTCCAGGTCGACGACTCCGTACCCGCAGCAGACTGAGAGGTTCCGATGCCAGCGACCGCGATCACCGGCAAGGCTTGTACGTTCTCCTATGACGGCAAAGAGGGCACGGCGCAGATCACGACCGCGACGGTCGACGAGAGCGCCAGCAGCGAGACGATCCAGACGCTCGGCGGTTCCGTGGCGATCAGCCAGGGCGTCGAGTCGACGATCTCGTGCGACTTTCTCTATGACGGCGATCAGGCGGGCGGGTTCTACGCCGCACTAAAAGCCGCACTTGACGACGGCGTGCCCGGCGCGTTCACCGTCGCGACCGGCGGCGGGCTCCCGGCGTCGTGGACCGGCGACGCGATCGTGACGTCGCTCTCGGCCGAACTGCCAGCGGACGGTGCCGTTACCTGCTCGGCCGAACTCACCGTGTCCGGGCTCGTCGGCTGGGCGCAGGACGGCGCCGCGTGAGGGTCGTCATCCGCTATGACACGGGCGACGGCTGGCAGGAGCGCCGGATCGGTCCGCGTGCGCTGGTGGGCTGGGAACTCCAGACCAAACAGCGCA